TCACACCACCCTGTCATCCTGCAGCGCGCTGTTGATGAAGTACGTCACGCGCCCCATCACTTCGACCTCTTCCGCAGCCTCACCTTCGATCGCTTCACCATCATCCGTGATTAACGCCCTTCCCCTGAGTTTCGCAAACTGCGTCCTGCCGCCGGACAAAATCAGCAAAACCTGACCCTGTACCAGCCTGGTGCACGGCTCGATGACCGCAAAGCCAGACGAGGTTTCCAGGATGCGGCTGTCCATGCCGATCCCGCAGATAATTTCCGGAGATAAACGCGGTGCTACGAAATCAGCCGCCGGTGAAGGAAATCCCATCAGAGCACCCTCCCCATGTTGCGCAGGATCCAGTAGTGATTGTCGGTTCCGTCAGTTGTCTTGTCGGTGAAGTCGGGCTGGTAGCGCTCTATCCACTCGTTGGCATCGTCCCGGCTGAAATGCCAGTGAACCTTTGCCAGTTCGCGGATAAAGTCTTCTGTGCGTAAGCACCGGTAGCCCTTGGGGTTTAGCTGTATTGCGGCCACAAATGCGGCGTGAATGTCGTGACGGCGGGGCATGATCTGCACTCCTTTTACTGTTTTTATATACAGTAGTTTTAAAGTGAGTGCAGATCAATGTGGTGAAGCCTATCAATACGTGTCGCTGACGGGCGTCAATGCCCTGGCGCATTCTCTCTCAACTGTCACCTGAACGAGATACGCACGCGTTTGATGATTACATCGCCACCGAATGTGCTTGGTGATGCGTAGCCGAACTTAATCTTGGTGATCATCGAAGAGGACATGCCGGTGATCGTGTGGGTATTAATATTCCCGACCTTATAACCGTCCTCAGTCCGCAGTCTGGCGATCTTGCTTGGAATATCGAGAGAGTGCCTGAACTTACAGACATTCCCTGCAACGAGCGGGTATGTGGCGCTAGATGTAAGGTCTGACGCTACACCGCCGCTGGACACTGTTCCCCTGGTCTGCAGGCTGGCGGTCACCTGATACAGGGCCCTGTCCCCGGTTGTTGCTTCACCGAGCGTTACGACATAGCACTGCCCTGACGGGCCGATGAAATCAATTTCTACGGAGATCCTTTCGAATGAGAGACCAGCTTCCATGAAATCAGCAGTATCGATATAAGCCCGGTTAGTGGCACCAAATTTCGCACCGATAACGTTGTTTTTAGCATCACGAACATACTCGATCGCGCCATTGATAAACGTCAGCTTACCAAACAAGTTTGAAATTGCTGCTGATTTTGGGCTCAGGTGGTTGGAGACGTTTAATTTCCCACTGACAAAGTCAGCCACAATGTCATAGCTTTTTTCTTTCCCGCCAGCACTGCCGAACCAGTAATCAACCGGAGCTGTATAAATCCGGGAACTGGCTTTCGCTGTCGGGTGATTAAGCCCATTACCGCCATCCCCCTCGGTGTTATATACGTCATGATCGGTTAATACGGGAGCCATAGGAATTTCAGTTCCTGCAATCAAATCAACCCTCATCTGCCCGGATCCTCCAATTGTAGGCGTGAAGAGGCCACCGAAGCGGATGATATTTCCTGAGAACACTGGGGTTGTATTATCTCCAATGAAAATCGTCAGAGAATCACCATTCAACGAGAAGAAGATTTCCATATCGACAGCAGGCGCCGCGCCATCGGCAAACTGGTTAAGCGTAATCCCCACTGACGTTCCGGTGTACACCTGGACATGCCATTTAGATAGCGCCATATCGTACGCAAGCGTAACGAAGTTATTCGTAGCCTGAGACAGTGAAAACTGAATGCCGGCAGTCATAACGGCAGGATCCGTCAGGACGAGCCTTGCCGAATAGCATGGCACCATATCAGTATACGAATAGGGTAAGTTCACCAGGACTGAGGTGGTTTTGCGAGCATAGCTGAACGCGCACGGATCTACTCCATCACGCAGCGCTTTAAACCTCCGGTGCAGGTCTATAAAGCTGGCCCCGATGAATTTTGCATAAGAACGGGTCCAGCCAGCCATCGCGTCACGCCCGGATTGCTGATCAAAATCTGACGTTGCCGGGTTCCCTTTTGACGGAAGAATATTCGTACAGAAAATAATTTCAGGCTCGCTGCTGATGGTCCTGAGCTCATCCATCATTTTATAAAAGTTAGGCTGCTGGAAATTACCCGCGAGCCAGCCTGCACCGTCGTTCATCCCGAAAGCCAGGATCACTACATCAGGCTTGAGATCGTCAATATATGACATCCAGCGCTTTGAGGTGTTGTCATACCAGGGATAGCCACTGTTTGGTGTGCTGAAAACGGGTTCGTTTCTGCCTAAATCGTAATATCGCATCCCACCGATAGCACGGTTAATAAATTCCGCAGTTGGGTTAATCTCCTGCACCTTTCTGCGAAGATAGGACTCAAACAGCGACGTGATATTAGCTGTGTCAATATTATAGAAGCTGCTGAGGCTATCCCCGACCAGAACTACTTTCGCGCCATGGCGGCAGAGCTTGTTTTTGGCGGCCTCAGTTGCATACCCAAATGACATTGGAGCAGGATCTGATGCCAGAATCTCACCCAAAGTCCTGTCAAATGGCGTACCGACCATAGTGGCACCGGTTGGCTTTGCCAAATCGCTGCGTGCAGTTCCGTCACTCACATTGACCCATTTCCCTTTATCTACTCCGCCAGAAGTAGTCGGCGTAGAACCAGGAGGGACCACTTTAGGGAGTGCACCATCCCAGCGGTAATAATCACCATCGCCGTCTGGCAACTTCCAACGTAGTGCCTGATTAGTTAGGGTCAGCGTTTTACCATCCTGGAAGGAGTCCATGGTGATGTAACCCACACCGGCAATGGCTTTCTTGCCATCTTCAATAAATTTATTAATTGCCGCTGATGCGATCCCCTCAAGACCGTACCAGGTACGCCGGGCGCGACCAAAGCGATCATGCCAGATAGCATCAGTAATGCTGTTGATGGCTGTATCAAAATTCTGGGAGTTATCGAAGAGGTCCTTCGGGTCGGTGGAGCCCAATGGTTTGTTTGTTCCGTAAATAGTCATGCTCGCTCCGGGCATAAAAAAACCCGCCGAAGCGGGTCAGATAATATTGATTTGCTGTTAAGCGGCGTCGCCTGGGTATGTGGCGTCATCGTAGGCGTATTTGCCGGGGTGATACTGAATGGCTGTTACCTGGCTGATCCCATCGTTACCCGGTGATATTTCTCCGATCAGAGCGTCGTAAGGCACACGGACAGAAGAGCAGAACAGCAGGCGCGGCGGCTCAATATACGGGTCGTTCATCGCCCACAATTCTGGCTCCAGCGCGGCGCTATACGGCACCGAGATGGTGAAGTCGTCGATGCGTGTCGGCACTACCATTGCCGAAGCCCTGCCGTCCTGGTGGCGGATAATCACGCGAGGGCTCTGGAATGACCAGTCAGGTGCCTCACTGAGCGTCATGGTGATTTTGCTGCTGTCATACTTCATATCGGTAATCAGGCAACTCAGCTGCTGATTGCCCGGTATATCGTCGGCCATTACAATCCGATCCATAAACTCGTAGCAGAGCGCATCCATTTCAGTTGATGTGGTGTGCTGCAGGCGCTGCAGCTGGTAGCCCAGCAACCGGCGCATGCCGATGCGGTAAGCCCGGTCTTCATTCAGAACACCATCCAGCGTGTAGCTCTCGATTTTCATGGGTGTAGGGTTTCCAGGCAGGCGACACTGCACAGTTTCCTCTGCCCAGGTGGTGCCGTTGATATACGCCACGTCCACGCCATCGTAATCGTCCTGCGACGGGGCTTTAAACGCGGTCTGCAGCTCCTCGGTGGTTTCCTGCGGGGTGATCATGCCGACCCATGGTTTAATCCCTTCCCTGCCGGCAGACGCCAGCCCGTCAGACAGCAGAAAATATCCCATCCCCGCGTTGGTGATTTTCTGCAGCACCTCGAGCGCTGATTTACTCTCACCGCTCGCCCAGTCGAATTTCTCACCTCGGGGGGTCCAGTAGGTTTGCTCCAGCGCGTTAATCGCCGCCGTGTCAATCTGGCTGGCGTTGAACCCCAGCGACTCAAGCACATGGTACAGCGCGCCGCTGATGCTCCGCGCCGTTCTGCCGCCGCTGTAAATCCGGGTTGGTGTAACGCTAATCCGGCGATCTGACATGGCCGCCAGGCGGTTCCCTGTGCGTACGGTCAGGGCCATGGTGGTGACACCATCGTACCTCGTGGGTCGCTTGCTCAGCCGGGAGCGCAGCGCCTGCCAGAAAACCTGGTCACGCGTGCTGCCACCCTTAACCGGTTCGGTGCGGCGCATCCGGATCTCATACTGTCCGGGAGAGACGCTGTAGCGATGCGTAAACCCGATCTGGTTTTCAGTGCTGCGTGAATAGAAAGGTGACTGCTGCTGCCAGGTAGTGGTCCCGACCTTCCGATACTGGATAACGAGGCGCACCGGCATGTCCCGTTTATTCCCTTTATCGGTGTAGCGCACTAACCCGCTCTGGAAGTTGATATTCACCTCAAATGCGTCCAGCGTTTCGCCGTCAGGGCACGCCAGGAACGGGCCGACCCATTCGTAATCGTCGCTGACACCTGTCACGGTGGCATCCAGCAGCGTGCGCTCTGTGAAACCAGGCCACGATGGATCTGGCGTCGTAATGGTCTCACCCCCCGGGCCGGCGGTGACTGTAAGCCGCTCAACTGTGACCGTCTGGCTGTCCACATCGGTGATCCGGAACTGATTGCCGGCCAGACCCAGCGAGAAGCGCTGAATGCCTTCCGGCAGTCCGGTAAACGGCGTGCCGGCGGCGCTGTTGTAGGCCAGAGTGATGTGCGCCCTGACCTCCGCCGTGCCGCCAGTTGATTTCACGCCTGCCGTGTTAACCGGGGCATCACCGAACACAGCAACCGGTAACGGACTGTTAGTGATGGACCCGCCGGCATAAGGGCTGCTGGCCTCGCCGATTTCAAGCCGCCCGCTGTTATCGCGCGCGACCAGGCCAGAACCAGAGAGCTGGGAGGTGATCGAGGAAATCAGGCCTGACATGGTGACGTAGTTGGTCACCAGCGATACCGGGTAAGTCGTGCCCTGCCAGCTGATGCTGAACGTTACAGGCGTGCTGCTGAAATCGTAGGTCGTCGGCGCGGCGTTAGCGGTGATGCTGGCGGCGCTGCCGCCCACACCCGGCACCGGCGGCACGCCCGGGGCGTAGCTGGCGATAAACAGGTCATAGTCATTGCCGTTATAGTTCAGGGATACCGGCATTCCGACCACTGGAGCCAACTCCTCCACCCCGCCATAAATCACGCTGTAACCGGCGGAAGACACGACTGTATAAGAGTTTGGCGCCAGCACGGTGATGACCGTTCCGACAGTCCACGACGGCGGGATCTCCTCATCCCCAGACGACGATACGTCAACCAGCGTGATGGAGTTTCCGGACACGACCAGCGCATCCGCGATAATACTGACCGTCTCCGGGCCGCTTGAGCCCAGGTCCAGACCGGCGGTGCCGGAGCCGGTATTCCCGACCTCTGGTGAGTTGAACCAGTTTTCGGTACGCGTGTCGCCGGATACGTCAGCGCCAGGTGGGAAGATTTTGTAACGGATATCAGTGCCAAATGAAGAAAATGGCGTATTCCCCACCTTCAGATCAGACTGGTTGATAGCCACGTCGCCGACGCATATGCACAGGAACATGCTTGTTTCCATGCTGGTCTCGTTGACGAAACGGCTTACCGGCTGCACGACGTAATCAGGCCAGACACGGTATTTTCCGAAGATTTCCCGGATGGGATCGCCGAGTTTCGCCGCGTTAGCTTTGGCCGGGTTGAGGTCAATCTGGTCGCCGCTGGCCGCCTGGGAACCGCCGCCGCCAGCTTGCGACATAGTACTCATCATGTAGATGCTGTACGCAGCAGAGGCGACAGCTACGCTGACGGCAACCCAGATCGCGATTTCTGCGCCGGTACCGTAGGGAACCGGATACATCCTGACGTCGGTTTCCCGCTTGATAACGCACAGTGGCCACTCTGACGCCGGGACGGGAACACCATCGATTTCAACCGCAACCGGGTGCTGCTGATCCGGCCTCCAGTCCTTCACGTTCCGCGCAAACCAGGCGCTGAGGGTCATCGTTTCATGTTGATGCGTTTCCAGCGGTTCGCCCGGCAGGCGGGACGGATAGATTCGGATCGTCACTGGTAATACTCCACGCGAACAAAGCGGCGCGCAAACCGCGCCAGCGGCAGAAAGGTTACATTGGTGCGCGGATTGCACTCTGCAGCCCGCAGTTGGCCGTCAATCTCGACAACTATGGCAACGTGTGCCACCACAGAGCCGGAATAACAGGCGATACCCGCGCCCGGGGCCGGTTCACATCGAGTAAGCCCCGCCATCAGCCCGCGCGCCTCCCGGTCGAGACCGTTATCATCCTTCGTGACCCCGGCGAAATCAGGCCACGGCGCCAGGCCAAGATCACGCCTGATTTCATTAACAATGCCAAAGCAGTCCAGCGCGGGGTAAGCGCGCCCGCCCTTCTGCCACTCGACAGAACGATATTTATCTGGATTGAACATGGTGATTTCCTACTGGAGATAGCGGAGGCCCGGGAAGACAGGAAGCGTGTAACGATAGCGCGGCCATGCGGTTTTCAGGATATTCAGGAACCCCGCAGTGATCTGAACCTCTGTCGCGTTCCAATATCCGTCTTTGATCTGCAAGACAATCGGAGGCGACGCGGGGGAGCTCAGGTCGGTCGATATGTACTGTCGCATTACCAGCGTGCCGTTGTTCAGGTTAGCCAGGGCGTTCCGTATTGCCGTGGAAACGATGCCGTCTATGTTGCTAACGGCGAATTGCAGATCCTGCGTGCCGTCTTTATTCCTCGCCGGTAGCGCGATAGCCATGGCCGCCGCCAGGAACGTCACTGTCTCCCCCTTCTCCGTAACAGCGGTGATGTCTTCGAAGTTCTCGACCAGGCAGTAACTCTGGCTTCCGACGTTAATCTGCAGCGTATTGAGGATGATTTCACTACCATCACTGGTGTAAAGCCTGTTTAAGATTGCGCTGGTCATGCCTCTGGCCACTCCTTGTTGAGCGCATAATCGATAATGCTCTGCCCGACGATGAACTCAGGGAAATTACCCCAGCCAGGAGGCAGGATTGGGCGCTCCCATAGCTCCAGAGTTGCCGTGAATTTCCAGAACCCAAGCGCGTACAGTACCGGGCCGTTGTAGATATCTTTAAACCGGCAAACGTAATCACCGACACCCATTGGCGTACGCATGCGCATGTTGAACCACGCTGCGCCGTCAGTAATCACATCCCTGAACCACACCTCAAACAGCTGCGCCTGGGCATCGTTAAACACCCACGAAACCCCCGCCTCAGTCGGAACCGAGGTGTATTTGCGACGCTGGCGCGTGCGGCCGGATGTCATGGTGGAACGCTGGAGGGGGCTTACGGGAGTGAATCCATGCCCGGAACGCTGGGGCATTGGCAGGTACTGGTGCGGGAAATCAATGGTGCTGCTGATCCCCATGGGAACTCCTTATGTGAGGCGTTGAGTGGTGTTGAAATTGTTGGTCAGAGCGTTGGAGAGTTTGCCTTTTCCGCTGGCGACGTCGCTGACGGCCATGGAATATCCCTGCTGCGCCCCGCGCTTAACTGCTGCCTCCAGCATGGCAAGCTGCTGCTCTGTCGGGTCCCCGTTTACATGAATGACCGGGCTGTAATTGAACGCCCCACCACCACCGCCCATATCGCGGTTACTGATGACGCGACCGTTATCGCCGGGGATCATGTACTGGCTACCATTGCTGGCTTTGAAAATCTCAGGCTTGCCGCCTTCGCCCACACGGTACATGGAGCTGGCTGATACCGGGCCGCCGTTTTCGCGCCCGCCGCCATATGAGATGCTCGCAACGTTCGACAGCAATGACGCTCCAGCAGAGGCGATGGCTGCATAGTTCGCAAGTTTTTGCGCTGGAGTCAGCGCTGTCGGATCAGCCATGGCCTGCATGATTGCGGTATTCAGGCTGAGGGTAGACTGGGCAATCGCAAACGCTTTACTGGCTGCGAACATGACCTGGTACGCCGCGTTACTCTTGCCAGCGGAGTCAGCAATTATCGAAGCCAGACTATCAAAACCCTGGGACGCAGAGCCCAGAATAGAAAGAACGGATGCTCTTTGCTGATCTGCCTCAGTCTGCGCTATTTGCATGCGTGCGTTTGACGCCTGCAGTTGGATGACAGTTTTGGCGTCTTCGTAAAGCTGGGTATTTTGCTTATCCAGTTCCTGATATTTAGCTATGGCCTCAAGCTTTTGTGTTTCCTGGAGATTGATTTGCGCCAGCGGATCCACTGATGCCCCAGTGATAGGGTTGACCGAGGTATTTCCGGCAGCTATCTCCTGTTTGGCATACTTCTGTCCCTGCTCAGCCTCTTTGCGTTTCTGAATAGAGATTGCAGCCTGTTCGTTTGCCTCCCCAAGCGCCCTCGCTTCCGACAGTTGCTGCTGGGTAGCCGCACTGCCGAGAGACTGCTCCGCACGAAGTCCCGCCTCCTGGATGCGGCGTTTTTCAACCGACTCGGTGGTCAGGTCTGATTGCTGCCTCAAATTATCAAGCTTTTGCGCCACCGTTTCTTGCTGATTGGCTAACTTCTTAGCTTCTGACGCAGCGCTACTGGCTCCCTTCTTGCTGTTAGCGTTAGCCTCATCCTGTTTATAGGTTGCCAACTTGACGTTGTAGTATTTCCTGAATGCTTCCGTCCCCTCTTTCAGCCCCTGCGTTTCGGCATCTCGCCACGCCTTGGCTTTCATTTGAGCCTCGCCAGTTTGCCGCGCAATAAACAGCTCCTGCTGAGCGATTTTTAGCGCCTTATCCTGGCTGGAAGTCAGGCTATCAGTCATCTCTTTCAACGCTTTTAGGCGTGAAGTTGCATCAGTACTTGTCTCCATGATGGTTAAGAGACTTTTGGCATATTCCCTGGCTTTAGCCGCGCCAGAAGATTGCCCACTCCCAACATCCTGCAGAGTTACAACCAATGACTTAAGTTTTTCGTCGGTTGGTGTTTTCGCAATGTCAGAGAGTTGCTTAGCAAACTCAAAGGCTTTCTGATCGCTAATATCGAATTTGGTAGACAGGGCCGCAACAGTTGCCACCATAGAGTTCATCGTTGACTGACCATCCTGCCCGCTGGCAGCTGCCTGCTTCCATGCCTCACTGAAATCGTTAGTGGTTATATTTAGCGTGGACAAATAGTCATTAAATAATTTTACGCTGGCATATCCACCGCCAAGCGAAGACATCAATGAATCACCAAAGCTAATGAAGTCACTCGATGCCTTTTGTACTTCTTTTGAGACGTTTGATAGAGCGGCCTGCAATTCAAGCTCGGCCTGCTTTTTCATCAAGGTTGCTACAGCAATATTTGTCTGTGCCAGAGCGGCATATTTATCAGAGAGGGCAGCTACGCCATTTTGTGAAACTGTAATAACTTTATCCGTGGTTTCAATTGCGTCCTTAAGCGCCTCCATGGCGTTTTTACCGCCATTCAGAGACGTAATTAAAGCGCCAGCGATGACGGAGCTAATCGCAATCACCGATCCAAGTACCGCCCCACCTGGTCCGAACGCTCCCGCCAATTGCGAGCCCTGCTGAGAGAATGCAACTAGCGCAGATTGCCCACCCTGCACCTGAATGATGAAGTCCTGAACTTGGTATCCAGCCTGCTGCATACTGTTTTTCCAGTTGCCATGGCCTTTTGTGCCAGTATCACTGGCAGCCTTCATATCAAACAGGCGACCGGTTAGTTCACCGATTTTTTGCTTTTCTTCATCAGATGCTTTAGAACCAGCGCGAAGTTGAGCGGCAAGGATAGCGGCGCTACGTGCGCCGTTCTCCTGCGCCTCATCCAGTATCGCTAACTGGTTGCCAAGCCCCTCAATAATGGCCTCTGCCCGGCTAAACTCAGATCCCGCGCCACTGGTATTATTCTTGGCTTCCAGCATAGCCTTGGCGATTGCTGTTACGCTTGTGTTCAGGGTTTTGAGAGAGCTGTCCATCGAGCGGGAGTAGGCCGCCATGGCATCGATGGATTTACCGGTTTGCAGGGTGTTTTGGTCGAGGCTATCCAGAGTTTTGCTGGTTCCCTGGATCGTCCCTTCCATCATTTTCAGTGCAGCTACTACTTCTTTTGCCCCGTCCAGCATGGGCTGAACATCAGCATCAATCTGGATCTCTACTCCACCAACCTGTTCAGTCATTACTATTCTCCGGGCAATAAAAAACCCACCGATGGTGGGTTTTTATAAAATCATTTACCGACACAACCTTGACTCAATTTCCAGTTGCTTATCCAGCATTTTCAACAAACTGCGCGTACTATCGCTCTTATCAGTTAAGAGAACTGGTTCTTTAGATTTCTTAATAAAAACATGCTTGCTATCACCATCGGTATATACGAATCTACCGCCTATTCTACTTATGTCAGTATGCCCAGAAACTATCCCACAGACAGTATTGAATTTCTCATGTTGGAAAACTTTTACATCAGTAAATTCAAGCCCTAACGATGGGTTAAAGTTTGTATCACAGTTAATAACAGCGGACCCCTTTTTGGCGTAACCGCTGCTTTCAAGAATTTTCCACCTGTCACAATCGCCCGGCTTATATTTCTGCATAAGCTCGTTCTTGACGGCTTCTTTCGCCTCATCAATGATCTGCGCATCAGTTTTTTTATCGCATCCGAATAACAAAACGCAGCAACCGGCAGTTAATAATGCCTTTCTCATATCCCTATCCCCTTGGTAAAAGTGGAAACATCCTACCCAGGAATAGCACAGGCGCAACGGCAAACGCTGATTTATTGATCTCAAGAGGCTAGCGCCGGAAAAACCCGCAGTTAGGCAGGGTCGTGATCCGGTAGATTAATGGCGCTATTTTCGAACAGCCTGATCAGGTCGGTGGATGAAATCTCTATGCGTTGACCGACAAAATTTGCCCTCGCCATAACAAATTTGGCTACCAAGGTGATGAAGTCATAATGCATTTCGATCATGAGCTGAACGTCGCAAATAACAGGCTGAAACTCTTCATCCCACTCTCCCTTTGTGTCGAGGCAGTTGTAGTAAAAGAAGTAGATTTCTTCAGCTTTCCAGAAATCAGAATAAGCACCGCCGCCACGCTTCATATCACGCATTATGGATTCGTGATCAAAGTCTTTTCCGTCAAAGTGCTCTGCATATACGCCACTGTAGAGAATTTTTACCCTGCCTCTTGCGTAATCTCGGACATCCTCAATGCTGCTTAAATCGACTTTGTGACTTGTTTCTGAATAACCCATGTGATCTTTAGCATGAGACGGCACTCTCAAGCCTATACCTCTTGGGTTCCAGCCTAATTTAAACGCCGCAAGCCAGTGACCGGCTTCATGTTTAGCTATATGACCTGCCGCTGTCACGAAATCATATTCGTTAATCATTTTCGCATCCTATTGAAAGGTATGCGCATATGATAATTCACTCCGAGATGGAATTGATCGAGTTGATTTCATTAACAAAAATCAATCTACTAAAACCTATTCGAGTAGAAATTTTTTCCTCTAGCATTGAATTATCAAGAAAAACATCATTACACTCTATGGTCTCTTCTCTCGGCGCTTCGCTTGGGAATGGTATCAAATTGTTAATGGTTAATGTTTGCTTAGGTTTCACCGCCCTCTCCCCGAGATAAGAGATCTAAAGCCCACCTGAGTGGGCCTTGCCACCTTCACGCGATGCCTGGCAGGTACATCTGAACTTCATCGGCGACGCGATCTCTTGCTGCGTGCAATAGCTGCTTACGACCACCGACACCCCACCGGGCCATCTGGCTGGCGCACTTGCTGATCTCTTTCGATTCGGTGTTGATGATGTGGTCGATTTTGTTCAGGCGAGACATGGCACTAATGCCGAGGCGAACCACCGTTCGGAACACCTCATATACTTCAATCTCAAATTCCGGCTTAATCCATGCGGCATAACGGATCGCCAACAGTTCAACACCCCAAACGCCTGGTTCATCCCCACCTTTAATAACATTAAGTGGTTGAATTTGTTCCAGAGTGCTTTTTTGCACTTTGGCTTTTAGTGCTTTTATGAAGCGCTTAACTTGAGCACTACGCAAAAACTGACTTGGGCGCTGCTGTTCTGTTGCCTCTCCGTTTGCCACTGCGGCTGCATGAAGATCATTAAGGTTATAGCGCCCTTCGTCATCAACGCGAACGGAAACGCCGTTTACTGATACGGTTGGATATTTCATTGCGATTTGCCTATAGAAAGCAGAGCCTGTCACACAGAGAAGCCGCCTCCTAGAGAGGTCGCCACCTATAACGGCAACTCTCAGGCTCGCTTACTGTAGGCTCTAGGATTATACAATGCGCGTGTGAAGCGCGGTTGATTTACTGCGGGTACAAAAAAGCCCCGGACAATGCCGAGGCTTGATTATTTGGGTGGGCTACTTCTGCTGTTCTCGCTCTATCATTTCCTGCCAGCGACGGTCGTCTTCGTCCATAACTTGATCGTACTCTTCCCGCGTCAGCCCCTTCTGGTTCGGGTATTTCGCGTTGAGCAGGAGCGCAAATTCGGTCATGGTTAAGTTGGCAGCATCTTCGCGTGACATGTCGAAGTGGATCTGTGCTGCATTGATGTATTCCAGAGCATTGAATGCTGGAGTGGTGTCGTTGCTCTCATGACGCTGCAGCTTCCTTACCTTGGCCCTGCCGATGATTCCATGGGTCATCAAGCTCTGGGCGATCAGGATAATGTCGTTTCTGCTAAGTGAGCCTGGTTCATATGCTATTCCATTGGGCGCTTCGACCCATTTACCCGTCATCGCTGATAAGTCTTCATCACAGCACGCCTGCATCACGTGAATGGAGGCCGTAAGGATGCGATCAGCAATACGGTCAAAGGATGTTGATAGCCAGGCAGGAAAGCTGCCCAACGCTGCGCACGCTGTTATCAAGCCCTGGACTTCCCCGCCATGAATCAAAGCGTAAACGCTGACTATTTCAGCCGGAGAGCCAATCCTGTTCATTGCAAGAAATGAGGGGCGAAGGAAAAACTCACTACCAGCCTCCATTCTGTCCGTCAGGACAACTTCGCCTATATCAGTTAGTGGGATCATCTCAGCTCCTCAATGGTCATTATCAAGGGCAGCCAGGCCGCCCTTTGTAATGCTCATTAGCTGACAGTGACAACGCAGGCCGTTGACGTAATCTTTACCGGTGTAGTGGAAGAGTCGGTAACTTCACAGGTATAAGAGCCAGCGTCACCCGACGCGGCAGAGGACTTGTTAAATGTCGCCGTAGTCTGTCCGCTCACCACTGTGCCGTCTTTCTTCCAGACGTAGGTGTAAGGCGTTTTACCGCCGGTTGCGGCCACTGTCATAGAAAGCGCCGAGCCGGTTGTGACGGTCTTGGTTGGCGTCAGGTTTGTACTGAACACCAGAGGCTCTGGAGCAACCTCGAACACAACCGTGTCAGCATCTGCCACCTTCCACTCGCCAGAGAAGGTGGAGATGTCGCTGGTACCGAAGTCGCCAGACCATGAGGTGGTGTTGAAATACCCCATGATATAGGTGCCCGCATCTTCCCCAGCGAAGTCGAAGCGAACCCAGATCGTCGGCTGTCGCCCGGCCTGGATCTCGTCGAAGATGTATTTCGACATGCGGAAGGCACCAATCTCGTTTGCCTTGTCGTTTTTACGGAACTCGCCATCGCCGGAAATGGTCAGGTCCATACTGGTGACCAGGTTCTCAACGAGACCTTTTGAGTCGTCGGCTTCCGAGTTCGTGGTATTCATTGAGTAGTCGATGCCTTTAGTGGTCATCGCACCCAGCTTTTTCCAGTCGGTCAGCAGCGGGACTGCATCCGGGCAGCCAAAGGCCATGCGGACAACCGCCACCTTCCCGATCAGCTTGCCGTAATCATTTGCACAGCCTTGCATGTGTTACCTCTCAAAATAAAAAGGCCGCCATAAGGCAGCCTGGATGGTGTGAGTTGAATTTAATCGCCGTAGACGCAGCGGAATCGCAGCGGAAAGACTGCGCGCCCCTCAGCCGTCTGCATGGGCTGGGGCATACCGTAGGATTCGATATAGCCAATGCACGGGTCAGAAACAGGATTATCCTGCACATAATCAATAATGCGCATGGCGGCATTACTGGTGTAGTTGTCTTTATTGATGGCCCCGATCACATCCAGTTGAACGATGTAAGCGCCGCCTTCATCCTGTCGCAGTATTCCGCCGCCGCCTGGCTTGAAGACCATGAAAGCATCAGTCTTATTGCCGCTGTCATCCCAGAATAAGCCTTGACAGATAAATCCTGCCGTCAGACCAGCCGCTTCCAGCATTGAACGAACTCGCGCCGCCATAGATGGGGTCATTTCTTCATACCTTTAGCCATGAGTTCAGGGATGCGCGGCTTAACCTGATCCAGCCCTTTTTTGAGGAACTGCGGCTCACCGCCCGGCCCCCAGTAGACACCAGTTTCAGTACTGCCGCCGAACTGCTTGCCCGCGCGCGTAGTACCAAAGTGCGCTCGAGGCTGGCCCTTCAACTTGCCTGGTGCGTCATGGACATAGGCCGCATAAGCAGCAGAGAAACCCACCTTCGCGGTAATGCGCCCGCCGCTGCCATCGAAGTCAATGTAGCGCGAGTTAACCAGGGTCGATGTGTCGATAGGGGTGATGACTGAGGCGGACTCCAGCACCTGCTCAGAGACGATGTATAGCGCCCTGATGATACGAACACCCTGGACGTCACCAATCAGCCGGTTCACTTTGGCAATGGTCTGGTCGATCCCCTTTACCTTGATGCCCATGGCTACACTCCCGTCAGGATGGCGAAATCGTCCGCCACCCGATCGAAAGTGTCGGCGTAGCGGATAACCTGCCGCACCTCGTCAGCGCCAGCTGCAACCGGATCCGCGTCGCTGGATTCGCCAATCAGCAGGTAATCACCGGCGTCGGCCAGGGCGTACTCCGTCCAGACGGTATTCTTCACGACGATTTCAGCGCCCAGGCTGCCGATGCGCTTTGACAGCCCGCCTTCATAATCGACCATGATGACTACCGGCGAGTCATAGCCGTTTATGGGATCGCCGTTTTCGTCCCTGCCGCCTGCACCTTTGCGCCAGATAGTGGCCTTTGCGGTGTAGGACCAGTTTGCAACACTGCTCATAGCGTGAAGACCTCGACCTTCTCAGTGATTTTGAAATCAGCAAGAGGCTGCATCGCTCCTGACTGGCTGGCGAGGCGTTTAGCATCAGCCTGTTTAAGAAAGTCAGTTTTGGCTTGCTCGTAGCTATCCGCATGGCGGCCAATGAACTTAACGCCTGTGTCATTTATCCAGATGAACAGCGACCAGTTGTCTTCGCACTTAAACGCATGCACATCGTATCGTTCAGCCATCTTTCCACCTCAGCACCTTAGCGCCCGTAGCGCGAATCCGCGGACAGTTGATGAACCACTCCCCATCCGATTTGACGTAGCCGGTAGTCTCTCGCCCGGTGTCTGTCATCACCCAGACGCGGGTGAATGAACGCGGCAGCCGGACGCTTACGGATGTCCAGGTCATCAGCAGCCCCCGACGACGAGGAATAGGCCGACCTTCTGCCCGACATCGATCGGTAGCTCAGACGTACAGCCAGACGTATCCAGCGCCAGCAGAGCATCACGCATGTTGAGCACGCTGTCGCTGTAGTCGAACGACCGGGACGCACCGGACGGAGCACCCTGCGACTTGATGCGTTGCGTATAGGCCGTCAGGGCCATCAGCGTGACAGCGTAGACCTGAATCAGCACCAGATCGCAATCGTCGTAACCAGCACCGACCAGACAGGGCTCAATCTTCGCCATCTTGCATAGGTAGGCATCAATCATGAAGTCAGGGACGGTGGTATAGCCGAGCGCAGACAACTGCTGTTTAACCTGCGCCGCTGTTATCTGCACTACTGCCATGGTTATTTGCCCTTCTTCTTGCTGGAAGTGTCTGCCTGCTCTGCCTGCTCTGCCTGCTCTGCCTGCTCTGCAGGAGTATCGCCCGGCGTGGCGACTTCAAGCTTGCGATCACCACCGGATACGATTTCCACCAGGCCAGCTGCTTTCCACTTATTCGCGGTTTCTTCGCTGACTTCCACCTTTGCACCAACCTCCAGTTTCTGGAGATTGGCACCGGAGAAAAGGTTATCGCTAATCACTTTTACCAGTGCCATATCTCACCCCTTAGCTGTGTGCGTAGATGACGCTTTTCTTGCTGTTGATGTCGGTCTTGACCATCAGGCCGGCAGCGCCCCAGGTGCGCCAGATGTAATCGCTGTTGTAGAACGGACGCGGATCGGCAACGGTGCCAAACGCCTGGCCTACAATCGGAGCAATCACGCCAGCGGTCAGCGGAACAATCAGGATCTGGTTGCCGGTCAGCTGAGCATCTTCTTTAATCGCGGCAATGCCGGACAGCTTCAGAAGCTCCTGCAGAATGGTGTCAGACTGGTAGTTGTCGCTGAAGTAGCGCTCCAGGTTGGAGATGATGGCGCTCGATACATACCAGGTCTGCTCAGCGTACTGGTTGTTGGTCAGCTTGAGCGTATCGCGCAGCTTGATAGCTGCGTTTCGGATGGCTTCCGCTGTAGCCGACGTGCTGGTGAAGTCGATATTCAGACCAGATGCGCCCAGATCCACCATCGCCACGCGCTCGTCGTTCTTCAGGCCCTTCCAGGTCTTGTCATCGAACTTGATGTAAGTCCCTTCTGCGTCGCGGTAGCCGTTGTAGATGTAATCCACATACTGACGGCGCACTTCGTTGGTGGACTCGAACTGAGCATCAGAGATGATGTCGAACGCGTCCGGGTTGTTCAGGCGCGGCTCACGCCAGTGGAACTTGAAGCCGGTATCATGCACCGGAACCATGGTGCCGTCGTACTGGTACTGCACAGCATCCAGCGCGGCACCGATCTGGCCGGACATGGAGGTGTGGGCCCACATGCGGCCGCCGGACTTGGCGTATTCGTACACGGTCTGGTTGATGCGCACAGAGCGAGACAGCGGCATCAGGTCGTTGAACAGGGTGAACTCAGTGTTCGGCTGGAATTGACGCAGAACAGTCTGGTCAAACGCCTTATACAGATCCGCCGGAGAGCGCACCGCGTTAATGCCGTTCAGGTGGTTAACCGCATTGATGCGATCGGCCATCTCCTGCATAACGTTGATACCCTGGTGGTTCAGCGCGGCATCACGCTCCTGCGAAAGCATGCCGAACTGGTACTGGTTCACGGCCAGGTTGCCGGTCTTTTCGCCCAGCGATTTAGAATAAACAAGCATTCAGTGACTCCTTACTTAATCACTACGCGAATGAGGTCGCCAGCAGCGGCGGTAATTGGGCGCTCTTCATCGCAATAGCAGCGATCGTCTTCGCCAGTGGCCCACTTTTTGACCTGGCCGTTGACGATTGAAAGAGCGTCACCTTTTTTGTAGGTACCCGCAGCAGCGCGCACGTTAAGGAACATGCCCGGAAGCGGATGGATGCCGACCAGCAGATCGTCTACGGCAAAGGTGTCATCCACCGTCTTGCAGCGCAGATAATCGTAATCAGCTGCATAGATGATGGCTGTCTCACTGCCATCCACAGAGGCTTTGAATACGCCCGCATCGAAGAAGCCCAGGGTGCCGGGCTTAACCGCAGTGGCGCGACCTTCACGGTTGAGGGTCGGGTTTGGGAATACGCCACCGGCGTGGATTACGTGTTTTCCGTCTTTAGCCATTTTTTACTCCGGCATTTCGCTGACTGACTGGTTATTGGTAGCCTGGCGGAATGCACCATTCAGGCCGGTTGAGGTCTGGCACTGAGCAAACAGCTCTTTCAGCGGCTCGCCGTCCAGCGCGTTCACGGCGACATCGGTCATGCCGAACTTGGCTTTCACCGCCGCACGCATGTTGCTTTTCTCACCTTCAGCGTTGGCGTTGATCTGGCTGTTCAGGGCTGTCACCTGCTCGGTAAGCACCTTGGCCCAGGCAGGCATTTCTTCGTTGTTGGCGGCCGGCTCTTTCTTTTTCGACTTGCCAGCATCATCGATGTCATCGCCACCGTCTTTTTTGTCGTCAGAAGCAGACTTCTTCATCTGCTCGTTATAGGCATCCCAGACCTGATCGTCGGTCAGCCCCTCGGTTGTTACGCCTGCGGCATTGAGCGCGGCGATCATCTTCTGTTTCATCGGGTTTTGTTCTCCGTTGGTTTTGACTTCGTACTCAGTGGGTTTGCGCACGACTTCGACTGCATCGCCGACCAGCGTCACTGTGCTGTCGTCGATGAGGTATTTTTGCTGGAAGAGTTTCGACCCCTCTTCGTAAATGAATTTGTCCGGCCAGACGGTCACCACATAGCGATAAACATCACTGCCGGACGGCGCGCGGATGGCCTCACGCAGCATCTGGTAGATTTCGTCGAAGGAGGCGTCGGAGTTGTGGGTGAGGAAGAACTTCACCTTATTCACCAGTCCGTCTTTGAGGCTGTTTGCCGCGTCGATGAGGCTGGCAGTTTCGACCTCACCTTCCTGACCGTCAGCGTTCACGAACATGCCGACGCCCTCTTCCGGCGTTCCGGCTCCCGGTTCATCCAGCAGGATGGCAATGTGGTCGAACTGCATGTTGCGGGCGATCCAGGTGTACTTTTTCTCCTTCGACTCGCCCGACTTCTTCTCTTTGTTGGTGAGCAGCCCGGTTGAGAGGTGAATCGGGTCGGTGTTGGTGCCGGCGATCATCTCGTCGAGGCGGTTAATCAGGCGCTTGCCATCAGGCTTCGTCTCAGCAACAGCCTTGTTGATGTAAACGTCCATGACGACCTGATCGCCGGATTTGCTGACGTTTTGCGCCCAAGCACCAACGTGATAAGCGTTAATGGCGCGCGGATCATTGGCGCTGACATACTTGCCATCTACCATCGGGTGCGGAAGCGGCATCAGCTTGCCTTCCATCGTCTGGTAGCTGTTGTTAATTTCCTCCGCCGGATACAGGCCACCATTCATCACGATGTCATCGACGATCGGAACCGCACCACGAATGACGTAGTGCTCCTGGCCGTTGATGGTGGTCGTTGAAATGTTGGAGGCATTGATGGCGAGGGATTTAACGTGGATGCTGGATAGCTTCACGTTGCGTCCTCATTGGTGGATTTCAGGCAATAAAAAAGGCCGCCGTGGCGACCTTATAATTAATTGTTCAAATCAAGTTTTATCATCTCATTGAATTCGCGCGTATTTCCTATCTTTAGAATATCACCTATGTAGCCGATATCCAGAGTGAATGGCTCTCCATCCGGTGATGCTCGGTATATAGCGATGCGATATTCGTTTTGATGACTGTACGAACTACGTTTATTGAACACAGATGCGAGCGAAAACTGGTCGAATTTAAGTGTCTCTTTTTCATCAAAATAAACGATAGGTTCACATCGATAGGCCAACACTTCACCAGAGGCAACCAAAGTATCTAGCTTTTTGATAACTCTGGACATAAATTCAGCCTCATCCCACACAAGCGCAAAATACTGTCCGAGGTTTTCTGCTTCTGGGGGTAACTTGTAATAGCCATTTAACTTATCGACCTCATATTCATAAAATGGCCGAGCAAGAATTCCATGAGAATGAAGATGGGTCATACAGAAGACGTTAATGTTATCGACCCAGTCCATTTTTATGGTTATTGGGCCAGCGAAATCAGCTTGAGTGAGGATGATTTCTTCTCCAGGCAAACCGATCTTCAAGATATGCTCATCCGGCTGTAGCCAGCCACTAACTCCTTCATGTTTGTCGGCAACATTGTTGTCGCTTTCATCCTCAACTTTAATGAAGTAGCTGAGGGGATTCATGTAAAGTTGGCCGTTAATGAACCCCTCACGAAAGCTGTCTTGAGAAAACAGCTTCACAAAAAATCTGTAATCCATAATCCCTCACATTACGTTTGCATGTGGGTGGATTTATAAAGCTTATTCGTTCTTCACAACAGCCTTCTGCCAAATCTTTTTTTCCAACGCCAACTTATCCGTCAACCCTTCGTTGAATATGCTGCCGTCGTCATTGAGCAGCACCGGGATCTGGCTGCAGTAGCAGTTGTACCGGTTGCCGTTCACGGCGTAGAAGTCGCGCACCTCTTCGGTGGTGTAGACCTTGCCGTGACGGCTGGCGTGCCAGGTGCGCGTTGTCGGCTTGAGTGCTGACAGCCACAGCAAGCCGGTATTTAGCCCCAGCCGGTCAGCAGCCCAATCCGTTTCGTTCCACTGAGCCTGCCGCAGCGCGCCGACCTGTTCGGTCTGGGCAATATTCTTCGCGCGAGACATACTGACATCGAGGCGCTTACTGATGACGCTGGCAGTTTCCCTCGGGTTAACCCCGCGTGCCACCGCGTCGGTGATGATGCCTGTCAGGTCTGCCCGGGCGGCATCGCTGATCGCCTTCCAGTCGCTGAATGTTGTCAGCCTGGCGGAGGCAATCTGGTTTTGATAACCGGGGCTGCTTAGAAGCTGCTGTAGCGTCGTCTGGCTGGCGTACACCTGTGACTGCTGCGAGAGGTTGTTGAAGGCTTCTAACGTCCCTCTCCGCGCTTCTGCGACGACGTAATCCATCGCCCACTGGTTCTGCTCGCCCCCTTCCAGCAGATAATCATCCAGGATGGCCTGCACCGCCTCGAGCAGCTCAGCCAGTTCCTGCGGGGTCATGTCATAGATGAACTTCCCGGCGTTGACCTGGTAGAGCCTCTGGTCATCACCGTTGACGTGACACAGGAAGTGCCAGCTGTGGCTGTTAACCTCGCGCTCCAGCCCGGTCAGGCGCTGGTCGAACAGGGCTTTCAGGGCAACCTTAATCGCGTAATACCGGTCCTCGATATCGCGTTCCATCCTGCTGACTGGTTTGCGCGACATCGTGGGGTCAACCTTCGACCGTGGTATTACCGGACTCTTCGGCTTCTGATTCTGGGTCGGCCAGTGGGTCAGGCTTTGGCTTATTGCCATCTGGCGGCACCTCTTCATCAAGTTCTGGCAGGGCTTGCAGCTCGCCTGCCGCACGAATCTCGTTCTCGGTAATGGCTGAGCGGCCAAATGCGTTCGTCGATTTAACGGCGACGTCAGCCAGCTTATCCATGTTGGCTATCTTCTCTGCCTGGCTCGGTGCCAGCAGATCGGACCATCCCACGGTGACTTCTTCGCCGCTGGCAGGAGGGATAAACCCCAGCGTCCAGAAACGAGTAACCACCTCAGTGATCACGTCGCTCAGGAAGCCATTACGTCGGCTCATACGGGTTTTGGCCCAGTCCTTCGCATCTTCCGTACTGGCCCGTTCGCCGGTCTGCATCCCTACCAGCACTTTCACCGGGATCGGTACGGTGGCGCAAAATTCATTGAGCGCTGTTCGCCAGGTTGGCTCCGGATCGGCAACGGCTACGGAAAGCACGCTGGTATCGCCCTCCTGCATAATGACGGCGCTGTCTGTGCTGTCATTCAGGCGGCGAACCTGGTCATCCATCCCCTCAGAGAGCTGGGCTTCGCTAACACCCAGCGCCCTTGCCAGCTGCGCGAAGCTTGTCTTGGCGCTGAAGTTAAAGTTGAGCTGTCGGCTGGCGTTCTTCAGGAACCCCTCCGCCGCACCGCCCGATACCTTCTCAAGGTCCAGCAGCTTATTGAAGCCCTCTTCCAGCAGCGATTCGCCGGAATCAAGCCGCCCGTCATCCGAGCCTTCAGCAAGGATAATGACGCGGTCAGGGTGAACGTTGATGATGCGCCCGGGCTGACCGCTGCGTTGCTGCTGCACTGGAATCTCGGTAAACGAGTACATGCTGACAGCGCCGTAGTCCTCGCTGTTCTGGTCCTCGTTATAACTGACCGGGTCGAGCTGGGCCTCCCAGACCGGAATCAACCGGACGAGCGCCCTTTCCTGCATCCTGCCGACCATCGCCTTATCAACAGGCTCCGACCAAGGCTTGCTGTCTTTAACCTGAATCAGCAGCGCAGAGTAGCGGCCTACGAGGTTACGCTTGTCAGCGCCCTTAATCTGCTTCCAGCAGCGCTTGAGCAGCTTATTGATCCGCTTATCCCAGGCCGTTTGTTGCGTTGCATCCTTCGTCTGGTCGCCTTCGTAAACTTCCGGGTAATCCTCCCAGCAGCCATCAACCATGCGCGTTACCGCGGCGCCAGCGATGGCATTGCGGCGGTACGCCCGGTAGAAGTCATCGAAGCAGAGATCCTGTGGATACCCAAACTCCTGATACAGGCGCTTACGCTTGGTGTTACTGGTGCCATTGAACAGTGCGTTGACGTAACGCATCCGTTCGCGGTCGATGCTGGCGTTCGTGGCGAGTTGTTTATTTTCGCTTTCGTTCACGGTCTCCTCCGTCAGCGCGAGCGCACCAACATGCCGGTTGATTGTGGTTCTGATAGTTCGGTGAGCGCGTATACCGCGGCATCAAGCCGGTCAGGTGATTTCTTCGCAGTAGATGGCACGTACTCCATGAACTGGTTCTCGACCTCGTAGAGGCTGCCACGGTGAGCGACCCGGCCCTGCGCATACAGCGCGGAGATGGGTTCTGCACGTGCGTATTTACCCTTACTGGCGTGTACGCGGATGATGCGGCCGCCGAATCCGGCATTGCGTAGCGTGTCCTCCGCCATATCGCCGCCCTGGTTGGTTTCGATGACGATCGCATCAGCTTCGTGCTGCTCATAGGCTTCAATGGCTTTGGTGGCCCAGCCGTTGGGCGAATACTTCCCGCTGTAATCCGCATCGAGGCTGTACTGCCGTTCATCGCCGGTACCGTAAACGCTGGCGACGGCAATGCCTGATTCGTCGCTCTCTTCGCTGTTGGTGGCCTGCGGGTCGATTGCCACGACCGTACGGGCTAGCTCCTGGGTGATCCGCATCGCGTGTGCGGCGCTGATCATCTCCTCGTTCCACAACGCGCCCTCCGCATTAAAGCGTTTCGGGTTCTGCATGTACTGGGCTTCGGCGGTGCGCCGGTGAGAGAACAGTGATACTCGGTGCGATTCGTTGTGCTTAAACGGCCATAGCCAGCCATCAGGCAGGCCGTGGTCAATCGGGATTGCGTGGGTGTTTTCCGGATACTGGTCGGCGTACGACTTGCTGTTATTGATGATTACTGGCAGATTCAGGTGGTGCCACTTCTCACCGCTTCCGCCCCGCAGCAGGTAACCGCTCAGGTCGTGGTAGTGAATGCGCTGCATGATGACAATCATCGGCGTCGTCTCGATCGCCAGTCGTGATTTGATTGTCTCGTTAAAGCGGTTGTTGACGCCGTCGCGGACGATCTCAGAGTAAGCGTCATCCGGCTTAACCGGGTCATCAATAATTAGCGCACCCTGCCAGCCTGGCTCCATGTGTCCGGCACGGAAGCCGGTAACCTGTCCCGCAGCTGATGACGCATAAACGCCGCCCCCATGTTCGGTCCACCACATCGCCTTACTGTCAGCGTCATCGCGTAGCGACATCGGCCACATAGACTGATAGGCCTGTGACTTAATCATGCCGCGTGCGGTGGAAGAGTTCAGCAGCGCCAGGTTGTGCGAGTAGGACAGGTGCATGAAGCGAGCCCGGCAGTTCAGCGCCAGCCCGCGCCCCATCATGTTGATGGTCGCCAGTTCCGTCTTTGTGTACCCAGGCGGTACGTTGATGATCAGGCGCGTAATTTCACCATCTATAACGCGGTCCAGTGTCTGCTGAATCACCTTGTGGTGAGGCGCGACAATCATCTTGCCGCCGGTGCGCTGCTTGAAGAAGTAGCGCGCGTAATACAGACCGTCCTCTTCACACTCTACCCGTCGGGCAAATGTCTTTTGCTCAGCAGTCGTCATCCTCCATCATCTCCTGCCGTGCTGACTTATATTCATCCTTGCTCATGGTGATCGTCTGGATAGCGCCACCATTGGGACCAGAATGCTCGAACTTGTGCCTGTTGGTGTAAGCGTCGCCGCACTCTTTGGCGGCCTGCTCGATAATCTCCGCGGTTAACGCGAGGTTCTTCATTCCCTCTGCGCGCGTCGCCATGCGGTCGAGAACGCGCAGCCGGTACGCCTTGTTGGCGATCGGGATATCGGAGATTTCACTCTGGAAGCGTTCGCGGGTGGCGTTGAACATGTCCACCCATTTTTGCGCCAGTCCTTTGCCGTTTGCTTTCGTCGGGTCGTGGGATTCGACCTGCTGACGAGGTATCGCCAGGCCAAATTCTTTTTTGACCGACTCAACCACTTGAGAGGGGGTATCAAAGCAGGCAAGAGACTGAACGATGAAGGCTTTGACCTCACCTTTCAGTGCCGCCATAAATCACCTGCCTGTCATAATCAGTCATAAAGTTAAGCCAGTTTCAGCATGCACGTTCCGCATGATCTGGCGATATCGATGTGAGCCACTTCCGCTGGCGCATTGGCCGCGTCCACCAGATCCTGCACTTCTTTGCTGGCACCGTAACGGCGTACGATACCAACGAACTCTTCGACGTCGTGGCCACGCAGTGTAAGCACTGGCTGCCCGGTCTCTTTGTTGAACTTTGGCGCGCCGAAATCATCGGTGGCCTGAGAGATGTGGTAAAGCTCATGCTCCACCAGCGCGCAAAACTCAAGGTCACTGCATTGGGAGCAATAATCGGCAGCCAGCGTGATGATGTACTTCGGGACGCGCCCAAACCATTCATGCATCTGCTGTTCCATCCGGGCTTTCTGCCACCCGCCAGCACGCAGCATCACCTGCTCAGCCTGACCGAGCACATAGCGTCCCTTCTTTGCGAACGAATCTGATGCCCACATGAAGCAGAGATCCGCATCAATCAGGTGGGCATGGTCTGGATTGTGGATGTTGCCGGTATCGCTGAGGATTTGGCGATTTACCCACTCGTTCACTTCGGTAGCGGGGATAAGTCTGGTATAGGGATGCCAGTTCTCCGCGCTAATGAAGTTAACCGGTGGGTATGGCCTGCGCTCGTCATCGATCGGCATGCATTACTCCATTTATCCCCTATGGGGTGTAATTACGAAATATCCGTTATAGCCATTACGGTGAACATAAAAAAAGCCCCGCAATGCGAGGCCTTTTTGAATGATGATTATAATGAAGATAATATTATTCAGCTTTGAGCGTAGCAATTGCATCAATAATGGGCTGTATAGGGAAACCGATACCTATGCCAGGATTTGCATTAGACTCCAGAATTTTGACTATTGTAGCCAGTGACTCTGCATAAAGTGAGTTAACCCTCGCGAAATCCACACCACCGAAGCTTACATTCACTTGCATGTTCCCAATTTCTATCAAAAGTCTTTTGGATCTTTCAGCAATAGCATCAGCCTCAACTTTTCCCGGGTATCTTCTTTCGGTGACGATACCAACCACATCCCCTGACTCTAATTCAATAATGGGGCCTCCGGAATTGCCACCGTTTACCATTCCATCGATAGCAAACTTGCCGTCCTCCATTGGGGCTGAAATTATGGCTTCACTTGTTAACAAATCAGATAAACCATGCGGATAGCCTGCAAAAATCAAACGCTTTCCCCTTGTTGGGGTGAAGTTGGGTGAAGGCTGCAAAACAACCCTTCCCGCTGGCAGTGCTTCTGAAAGTTGCATGACCGCAATGTCGTTTTCGATGTCAACACGTTGAATCTGAGCTTGTAAGCTCTGATGAGATTCAGTGAGCAAAGTGACTGGACCGCGAGTGCTGCTAGTTGCTATATCAACCAATGATTTTATTACATGCCAATTTGTAATAACTAAATCATCCCTCAGGAAACTAAAACCACTGCCGCGAGACTGCCCTGCAATGACTTGAAAAGTTGCGTTGGCTAAAGTTTGATGCATCGACTTTCTCCGATACCGGTGAGTGAAAAATCATAATGAATTCATCCACCAGAATAATTGATGAGACACATCAATTCACACGCAAAATATTCACTGCATCAATCGGTTCGTCTTATTTTTGAACTGAGCGCAATTTCAGCACCAATGCACATGAGTCATTGGTAGTTTCGCTTTTGACAACCACCAGCTCAAGAACCTCACCTTCTTGCGGGATTTCATTTTCCACAAAGAGGTTTTTAACTTCGTAAATTGAGTTAGTAACCGAGATAAACCCACGGTCTTCTTTTTTCATGTGAAAGCACCTCGCTTTATTGTTTATGTTTCACTCAGGCCGCTATTGCGAGACCCGGTATTTATTCTTCTGGCAGTTCGCCTGCCACGCCCTGTTGTGCGCCAGCACATCTTTCTTCGTCTGCCGATCCATCACTTCGATGTCTTGCTCAGTGAGGCGAATAGCGCTTACCCAGTCGCAGCTGGTGTCGATAATTTCAACCTTTGCGGGTCCAGTTTGCGCGCAGCTCACGATCGACATCATCATCAGGCATATGGCTAACCGTCTGGTGAACATTGCTGGCCTCCTTCATTACTTCGACGCGACGTTCTGAAGCTGCTTTGGTGGCAGCGGCGTTCTCGTCGGTACGTTTCTTTTCTGCCTCTGCTTCGGCCTTTTCCCGGCCACGCATACCGCCAAGACCAAATGCGGCCAGTACCAGCATGATGGCGAGCCCGATCCCGGCCAGGATAGCTTTGAGCTTTGTCATAGGCTCACGCGCTCCCGCATCCAGCCATAGGCGAATGACTCATTAGCCGGGCGCTGCTCTGCCAGCTCGAGATATCGCTGACCCTGGCTGCAGTTCAGTGCGCGGAGCAATACGGTTTCCCCTTCACTACCGCGTTTCGCCAGGAAAGACTTAAGCGCGCTGATGCTGCGGGGGCCAATCTGGCCGTCGGCGATAAGGTCGGGATAGAACTGCTGCTGGTTGTTGAATACGTTCAGCCAACGCTGGAGCCATTTAACCTGTACCGATGGCCCCATATTCACGCCGGTGTCGCAGAGCTCGGCGGCGATGACCGGGGAGACAGCTGCAACCTGGTCGAAGCGTGGCCCGTACCAGTAATCAGCCTCGAGGATTTCCAGAGCCTGCTCGCGGGTCAGGTTGTGCATATCACCGGTATAGCCATAGGCGCGGGCCGTTACCTGGGTGATCCCCCAGTTCGTCGGGCCGCCTTTGTCATCCGGGTGATTCACGTAACCGCCCTCTTTGCCGAGGATGGCGTTGAAGATGTCGTCTTTGGTCATTGCCCGGCCTTCTGGAATACTTTTGCGAGATTGCCGCGGGAGCGCCACACGGCGATGCAGATAGCGATGTTCAGCATCAGCTCGCCCGGGTCAACCTGCAGGTATTTCCCGTAGAGGATGCGGAATGCCGTAAAACCGGCGGCGAGGATCATCATGTACGCCATCCATGCAACAGCTGGACGGTGTCGCTTTCCACTCTTACTGAAGAACATCAGCCGGACGGCGATAAGCGCGCAGATAATGGCGTTTACATCAAGAACGATGGCTTGCCATGTCATTTACCTTCCTCCTCCAGTCCCGGCATTTTCCCCCGTTTTGATTTGGCGAGGATGCGTAACAGGACTGCGACAGAGATGGAAGCGGAAACCAGCGCGCCAATGTTCGGGGATACTTCGATACTTACCGGTGGCTGGAGCAAGCCAAGGGCGGTATTAATCACCCCGGCCAGTATCTTCGCCATCGGTACTGAGAAGAAAACCCCACCGACAAAGCTGATGACGGCGAACAGGAACTGCTTCCACAGTTGGTGTGGATCGGATGTCAGAACGTACATTGCTGCGCCAGCCAGCGCGCACAGCATTACGCCGGGCGTTGCCTCGGGGAACAGAGATGCGAACGTCACTCCGATTGTTGCGGACGTGACACCGCCAGCAATGGTTAGAGGTTCAGACATAGGTGGTCCATGTGTAGAGAAGGCCGTCAGACACGAGGGCTACGTGGCATCTGAGGGTGATTGTCTGCGGCCTGAGTAAAAAAGGCGGGTTCTGGTCCGCCAATCGATGGGTGCTGCGTTGCGCTATGCGCTTATAGTCCCAGGTAGGGGTATTCCAGATACGAAAAAGCCCCGGCGGTTAACCGAGGCTCTTTTGTGTAATTCAGTCGACAACCAAAGCTATGGCGACGATATCAGGTTTACGCTAAATGTATGCTATTTAATTGACTTTTGCAACACCCTGCTGCGAAAAAGCTGCTTTTTGTTGTGATCGTGTTCTCACTGCTCGCAGTAAAGCATCACTATCAAGTCGCTCAAATATGGCACACATGGCATTCCAGTAGTCGGCGTAGTTATGGCTCCAGTTATCCGGTTTCACCCCGCATAACTCAGCCAGTTCCTGCTTCTGGTGTGTTTCCCGCCCGGCCAGCTCAGCTTTAACATCCTGCGCCGCCAGCCAGATTAACGCCTTCAGCCTGTCCATGGTCTTGCCGGCCACCTTCCGGGTTCCCAGTTGCTCCCTGAACTGGGCCCATGCCCACTGAGTGATCGCCACCTGGTTCTCCCAGCGCACATTCTCGCTGTAGTTCCAGAGTAGCCACGCTTTCTGGTGCTCATCCAGCGACAGCACTGCGCGACGCCACGACGCGGTGGAGTATTCGACCGGCTGAACCAGAGGAATGTGCGACCCCTTAGCGCGGGACTGCTGCCCGGGGATCGGCGGATTGCTCGGGTTAACCAGCTTCCCGTTCGCCGGGTTAATCACTTTCACGCGAGAACGGCTGCGCGGAGTGGCAGTGAACATGGCGTTTTCGGCAAAGGCGACCAGTTGTCCTTTAGTTGCCCCACTCAGATCGGCAGTCGCAACCATCAGCTGCTGGCGTACAAATTCCAGGTATTGTGTGTTCACGCTGCGGCCCTCTCTGGCTGTTTGGTTTTGGTCTGGTTCTGGCTGTGCTTTGCTACTGGCGGCATCCTGGCGCGCATGACGCTTTCGGCCTGGTATCGGGCTATCTGGTCACGGGTCATGCTGCCTCCTGCTGTTTGAGGGCGCGAAGTTTCGCCCTGGCGTCAGCGCGGATGCCGTCCAGTTCTTCGCGGGTGTAACGGTGGGTTTCGTTATTGGATTCGAGCGCCTGCACTTTCTCTTCGCCGATCAGCTCAACCAGCGCAGCTCTGTAGGCCTCGATATTTCCTGACTTGTGAACGTTGCAAGCTGAGCACTGCAGCCAGATATTGTCCGGGTTGAAGCGGAGCTGCGGGGCGGCGGCCGTGGTGCGGTAGTGACCAGCATGCCATGCAAAGGCGGCCTTTGTTCCACATGAGATGCAGCCATACCCGGCAGCCAGCAGCATAGTGCGCCGCCAGTCGTTTACAGCACGCTGGGTCATCTGCATCCAGTGGCTGAGTGGCTTAACTGCCCGGCGTCGTTCTGCGTGACTCCGGCGCGATTCCTGCTCTTTCCGGCGCTCATCCTTGATGCGCCTGGCCGCCTCTTTCACCTTCTCCTTGGCACGCAACTCCAGCGCGTAGATAGCGCCGTGAGCCGGGCAGCACCAACGGACGTTGTCGTATTGCGGGATAAACCACTCGTTGCATACCTTGCACTTGCGGCGGGCTGGCTTACGCATTGCGATCACCCCACTGCTTGGCCCACTCAATTTCGAGGCGGGACTTGTCGCTGAATTTGACGTTCTGCTGTGTGCCGAACCAGTAGATAGCCTCGATGACCTCTACCATCTGGCGCACCGTCATCTTGCTGGTACGTTGACCGAACATCACAATGCCGCCATCCAGACCGGGAGCCATTCGTTGCTCCTGCTTCTTGGACTTGGCGACCATCGCGGTTATCAAATCTTTCCAGTCGTCTGAGTCGTATTTGCTGCCGAACCAGAGAACCTGATCGGAGAGGTCTTTTAAAAGCGGCCATAATTTACGATTCTGCTGAGCAGTGCGCGTCATCTCTTTGATGTCTAGAATCAGCGGGCGCTTAGCGTCGACCGGCAGCTCACGGATGTAGTTGATGGCGTTCTGCTTTACGGATTCGTTTACGAGGTGGAATTGTTGCTTCATACGCCACCTCCGAGAGGTAACGCAGAATGCAGAAAATCGCAGGTGCATTTCTGCATCTGTGACAAGGTGAGGAGTTCAGATTGTGGTCGCATTTAAGTCCCCTTAAATGCGCAGAAGTCACCGGAGTTGTTCAGGCTCCGATGACATGATTATGGCGGGTTGATTTCAGAAAATCAAAGTTAACTTATGCCAAAATTCACATCTGTAAAACCCAGAAAATGAGCGTTAGGGTTCCACAACTGAATGACCTCAAGGCTCTCGGGGATTGAGCCTTTATTTTTAAAAGCTCCGTCTGGAGGGGAGCCGTGCTTGAACGTGGCTACGATGTGCTGGTTGAGTAAATCTAAAAAATATGTTCCAGCCTCTTCCCTGCTAATGCCATCGCTCTCTTTGATCCGTGCGACCATGTTTCTCGCGGTATCGATAGCGAACATAATGTTTGCAAACTCAGAGAAAGACCATTCTGAGCTTGTTTTCCCACTGCATGATGAATTTGCCCTTTCTGCTTGATAACTAAGCAGGTCTTGGATATTTCTTCGCCTTGACTCGATTAGCGAAGCCTTTTGATAGACTAGCCCTCTCCATGTTATGAAAAGGCTCACGGAAGCTGCGATAGCTGATGCCACACCGGCTACGGCGCTCCATACCTCGGAAGTCATGCTACTTTACCTCTTCATTCTTGATGTAACGTGGATTGCTTGCCTTAGGAAGTTTCAAACTCTCCTCCCGATAATGTCTCAACCGTTCAAGGAAATAATCTCGCAAATGCTCGGGCTGCTCGCGCATAACCACTTCGGCGATAACCGGCATGTTCAGCCGCTCTTTGTACGCCACGCCGGAGGCTGCAAGGTCAACGTTAACCTTGTCGCGTTCCTCTTGGCTCTTTGCAGCAATATTGAAGTCGTTCATAATCATCAACTCATTCGTTTTAATAGAACGTATCTTACGTCAGATAACCGCTGCTGAGACCAATTATGCGCGCAAAGATCCATCGTTACTGCTCATGGATATTTTTTATCGTACTTTTCCTGTTCCTGTTTGCTCTCTATCAGAAAGCGTACTTGGGTGTCGCCCTCAATCAAATTATCATTGCAACGCTTGCCGTTACTGGTTTTCTCGGTTGGATTACGAGAGAAAAGCATCCCAAGAATTGAGTAAATGGCCACTATGAAGTGGCCGGCTCATCGTAAAAATTAGCGTTCAAATGCCATCGGCACCCTGAAGCATGGCGGCGCGGATGTTTTGCGCGTATTCATGAGCAGCGTTTGAAGCCTTACTCTGCCACCCATCTGGATAATCACCAGACTTAATAGATTCTGCCGCCATAAATTCAGCAAACTGCTCGAGCAAATCAGGCACAGATACCAGCGCTGGAGGGGCGGTGTAAAGCGGCGTTACTTCTCGCAGCGGGTCGGCATAAGCATTGCCACTATCGAAGCTGACGTTGTTTTTTGCGCCGCCGCCTGACAGTAGCCACGCCACAGGCTCCGCTTCGAGCGATGCCAGCGCGATACGCGCCATCGCCGAAGCCTCACCACATTGAACGTGGTCAGTTTCGATAATTTGCTGCAACTGCTCTTTGGTGAATTCTTTGGTAATTGTGCTCATGGGTTACTCCATTCATCTTCAATCGCTACGCCAAGGCGATGCAGCCAGTCAGCCAGTTTCAACATTGATTCCCTGTCGCTTAGTCCGCTGGGAAAATCGTCCAATGCGACAACTGGTTTGAATGCGCCAAAACGGTCGCGCTCAACGGTAATGTATTGCTCCAGGGTTGTACCGCTAACGCTGGATGAATGCCTGACGAGATACTTTGAAAGTCGCTCCCGCTCCTTCGGGTCATATTTGTACTCAACAAGCGTCATACTGCTGCGCCGGGAATCTATGCCGAGTAAGTCGAGCAAGTTAGCCATATCACTCTCCTTTACCGGCTGCGGCTCGGTCGATGCGTTCAATTTCAGCCAGAATAAGTGCACCCGCTTTCACCAGGTCACGACGTGGATTTTTCGGCTTCCACCATTCTGGCGACCACGGCCAGTGTTTAGGTGCTGGATGGATGTCATAAGGCGTTCCATCATCTTCAAAATCCCAGGATGCAGCAGCAGAATGGAACGCATAACACGATGCAGCAAAGGCCAATTCATTATTGTCATGCTTGTCGTCATGCTTAGGCGTCCATCCCTCAACAGACATCTGCCGCTGACGCTCAGCTATCACATCCAGAAGTGCAGGACTGAACGCCAGCGCCTCCAGCTCAGCAATCCGCTTCTCTGCGGCTTCCAGCTTCGCTTCGGTCTCTTTGAGCTTATCAAGGCGAATAGTCATGCCATGAATAACAATTGGCACCTGGTTATCTACGAGGTCACAAGGTACTTTCAATGCGCGCTTCCACTCACGCATGAGGGCGTTGCGCTGTTCTGCAACATCCACAATGGCCTCGAGTCGATTGATTCTGCTGTCTTTGGCTTCCAGCTCATCCAGCAGCGCCAGCACGGTAGCGGGGTCGCACATTCTGAAGAACAACTCATCAGCTTCACTGTTTTCACCGATGAATCCGTACTCCATATTTTTATGGTCTGTTTGCAGAACCAAAGAGCCGTCGTTACCGAAGCACAGATATTTGATACTGCCACTGCCATCAATTCTGTCTCCGATGCGACCAGGCGTAGCCTTCTCCGCCGCTTCACGTAATACGCGTTTGTCGATGTTGCTCATTGGGCGGCCTCCTGCTTCTGCTTGTTGTATACGGCCCAGCTCAGAGCATCGAGCTTGTCACGGCCTGCTTTGTCGTACATGTGGATACCGTCTTTGCAGGCGTGTTCGAGTTTCACCTGCTCCTCAAGCTGATTGAGTTCGTCGTATGACAGGGTGGCCAGCTTCAGGCGATTCCAGCCAAAGTTACGGATGCGTGTCATACCCCTACCCTCCCCCAAACCATCAATACCCTTCTCATCGCCGGACTGTTTCGGTACTCCTGGCAGATCACGTTTGTCTCTGTGCGCTGCACCAGCTTCGAATTACCCTTCGGCATGGCAGGTATGGTTTCCGGTGCGTATTTCATTCCGTAGCTGGTCAGCCGATACAGCCGCTGGCCATGCTTACCTTTGAACTCGATCAGGCCGTCTGCAAACAACGTACTTAACGGGCCGGAAATCTTTTTGGTGGTCATGCCGATCATCCTGGCAATGAAAGCACTATTCAGGCCCGGGTTATTACGCAGGGCTGCAAGAATCTGCCCACGAATTGTTATGGTCATCAGAACCCCCCTTTCTTTTTCGGCTGCTGCTCACGCCCGCGGCGTTCTGCGGCGGCGGCCTGCTGGTCTGTGTCGTAAATTGACCCGTTGTTCTGATTGCAATAAACCGTTCCGGTACTGCCGTGGCGGTTGAGTCTCAGGATTAACTCGGTTTCTCCCGGCGGCACGCTGTCATCGAAAGCACCTTCCCGGTGGATGCCAACCCAGTAGTCGCAGTCCTGTTCAATCTGTCCTGTGTCCCGGGAATCGCTCGGCAACGGGCGTTTATTCACTCGCTTCTCCAGTTCGCGGTTGAGCTGGGTCAGCAGCACGACGACGCAGCCAAGCTCTTTGGCGAGATTCTTCAGACCTTTGGTGATCATCCCGTAGGCCAGGTCATTACGGTCGGCTTTTTCGGCGGTCATTAGAGTCAGGTAGTCAACCAGAATCATTCCTACGCAGCCCTTCTCGCGCTTGATTCGGCGGCTTTCGCTAACGATGTGCGCCAGTGACAGGCCAGGAGTATCGTCGATGTACAGCATGTCGATTTCACTCAATCGCCCGGCGGTGGCGATCGCCTTCTTAAAGTCGCCGTCGTAATCGCCCTGGTACTGGTCATCGGCGTCATCCGTGGCTGGCATGTAAAAAATGCTCGGGTTAACTCCAGACTTCTGACCAACCAGTTTTTCGAGGATCTGGTCGCCCGGCATTTCGAGGCTGAACATCAGCGCTGGCTTTTTCTCACGAACCGCGCAGTTGATCGCCATCTGACCGTACAGGGTTGTCTTGCCCATCTTTGGCCTTGCGCCAATCACGAACAGAGAGCCTTTAACCAGACCTTTCGGCGCCAGCAGCCTGTCGAGTGAAGGTATGCCGGTACTCATGCCGCGCTGTTCGCCTGAAGGGTCAAACCGTTTCTCCAGATCTGCTACCCAGTCATCCATAACCTCGCCAAACGATCTCAACCCACGGCGACTACCGGTTTTTGAATGGTCTGCGAGCTGGGTGAAAATACCCTGAATGGCCTCGTACTTCTGCGTAGCGCTCATGCCGTTACGGGAATACAGCAGCTCAGTAGCTTCGGTCAGGCGGTTGATACCGTAGCGCTCCATTGCGGCTTCCCGGACTGATGCTGCGTAAGCTACGATGTTTGCAGCGCTGGGAGTGTTCTTGGCGATCTCCGCAAGGTAAGCAAAGCCACCCACCTGCTCAGCGAGCCCTTTGCCTTCGAGCGCGTCGAACAATGTCAGACCATCGACTGGCTTGTTGTCGCGGAACATCTGGCGCATCTCGGCAAAGATCAGCTGGTGAGGTCGGCTGTAGAACGACTCAGGCTTGAGCATCGCCAGAACCTTCTGGACTCGCTCGCTGTTGTCATCATCCAGCAGCAGGCCACCGATAACGCTCTGCTCTGCTTCGAGGTTTTGTGGTACAGCCATGAAATCAGCGGTCATCACGATCCCCTTCGCGCACTTCGATGTAGAGCTTTTCGGTCAGGAACTTATCGAATTTCATGCGGCGCCAGGTCTTCCCGGATTTCTGGTCTGGTCGGTCTTCAAGCATCCAGCGGCAGTTCTGAGCGATGTAGCGCAGATAGCTTCTGAAACCGTCCATATCCATCGGCTTGCCGTCCAGGTTGCGGGCAATTTTGTTAGCCTTACCCCAGAAGGTGCGGATCAGATTGCGTCGCTCATCAGTGAGGCATCTCCATCCCCGGGCTTCAGGCAGTTCGTCTTTCAGGCATTGCCATACTTCATCGCATGACAAACGGGACTTTTTCTCTTCAGCGGGTTTCTGGTCATTTGCGACATACTTACTACCGTTAGGTAGTAAGTTATTTAATATATTGTTATCTGTGGACACTGGCTGGACATCGGCTGGACACTCCGCCTCCGCAGGCATTGATATAGCTGCGTTTGCGCTGGACACTGGCTGGACATCGGCTGGACAAAAATTTGACTGATATTCGTCATATTTGACCACTTTTAGAACAGTAAAACGGTTGTTCGATTTGGTGGTGATCATGCCCAGGTTCTGGAATTTACGGAGCAGTGATTTAACGCGATCAGCGGTCAAACCCGTTTCCATTGCCAGCGTGTTTCGCCCGGTAATGAACTCTCCGCGCTCGCAGATCACATCGCCGACATCAGTCGATACCAGTGTCTGTTCATGATTAGCGCGCAGGAGCAGGTGAACCCATAAATGAGCCGCCTCAGCGTCCTTGTAGAACGGCACATCCATAATTTTACGGTGCAGCAAGGCAAACCCCTTACCGTCATTCGTGCGCGGTTTCTGGAGCCTTCTGGCCTCTCTGGCTTCGGCTAAATTGGATACGTTACCCACGGCCACTCTCCTTACGTTTCAGTTCTTCCAGGATGGCGCGCATCTTCTCTGCCACAATCGGGTTAACCGAGCGGATGAAGCGGTCGCGGGTTATGTTTTTATGTACAGCGGTATGGTAATAGCGTGGATTTTTTGCCATTATTCCTCCTGCAATGAGTGCACACGATTTGCATCTGAAGGCCAGTTCTGTTCGCGCAGACTGGCTTTCGCCATTTTTGAAACTTCCCATCACATAACCCCCAACATCGAAGTGACCATAGCCATCAGCGGCGCGGTCAGATCCGGGTCGACACGGAACATCTCTACAATCCCCTCACTGAGTTCCTTGAGCTTCTGGTGACGCGGGGCGTTCATCGCAACGGCCACTTTCGCCTCGCTCGTTTCTTTCTCAAGTCGAGCTAAGCGGGACATAAAACTGTCCTCTGGAAGAAGTCGATGGCGATACTCCAGCGGCAAAACGGCCATGATTGCGGGCGTCAGCTGGCGCACGTTCTCGCGGTACTGCTCAGAGTCGAAGCGGTTATCCAGGAAGCGGAACAGCTTCTGGCGCGCCCGGCTGATGTCGTCCGGAAAGCTGATGGCGGTCCCGCCCTGCTCCCGGTATTCGTTGATGATCAGCGCTGACACCACGTCCTGATTATCCAGCGCCGATGACCAGGCACGGACCGCATCGCGGATCTTTTCGTGGTCCGGCGTCGCTTTAGCTTGAGCGCGGTTTATCATCGCTCCCGGGTGTATTCCGGTATTGTGTTGATACGCAAGTGAATGCATTGCTTTCCCTTTCGTGGTTAGGCCGCAGTATCACGCGGCGATGCGAATACCAGGCTTTCTTTTAGGACCGGAGCCTGGCGGTGAAAATTCTTCGTGCCTTTCTCGATAGCAGATGCCATTTCTGGAGATGCCCGGCGATTTCCGTAGGCGATCTGGTCCAGGTAACCTGGCGTCGTGTTAGCCAACTTTGCGAGCTGCGCCCATTCGTCGGTAGTGGCGGCCTTGCGCCAGCGGTGTAGTTCAGTGCTCATTGGTGTCTCCGGGTGAGTCGTTTGATTTGGAGTTTAGCGTTATGCTAAATACTACGCAAGCATCATTTAGCAATTTGCACATTTATCATTTTGCTAAAAGCAGTAACAATGCAGGTATGGAAAATAAAGAAATCAGAAAAGCCAACCTGGAAGCGCTGTACGAGAAGCGTCAGCACGAGTCTGGAATGACCAAAGCGCAGTTTGCCGAGCTCATCGAGACAAGTCCGGCTGCGCTTAGCCAGCTACTGGGACCAAACCCTCATCGCAATATCGGCGATAAGATGGCTCGCAAAATTGAAACTGCGCTTGATCTGCCTTTTGGCTGGATGGATGTTTTACACGCCAGTGAAGAACCTTCGAACGTTGCATTTCGAGGACTGAACGAGACAAAAGGAAGTTATCCTGTAATCAGCTGGGTAAGCGCGGGGCAATGGATGGAAGCTGTAGAACCTTATCACCGAAGAGCGATAGATCGCTGGTATGACACGACTGTTGACTGCTCAGAAGATTCATTCTGGCTGGACGTTAAAGGGGATTCTATGACCTCCCCGGCTGGACTAAGCATACCCGAGGGAGCAGCGATACTTGTTGATCCTGAAGTCGAGCCGCGCAACGGAAAGCTGGTTGTCGCGAAGCTAGAAGGCGATAACGAAGCGACCTTTAAGAAGCTTGTAATCGATGCCGGCAGACGCTTCCTAAAGCCCCTTAACCCCGCATATCCAATGCTAGAAATTAATGGAAACTGCAAAATCATCGGCGTTGTGGTTGATGCCAAAATACTAAACATCCCATAACCTCACGCAAAACCCCTCAAGCCCGCCATCGCGCGGGCTTTTTTACGTCCCGAATTACTTCGCTGTAAATTTTTAATCGCTTATTAATCAATACGCTAAATAAAACCATTCAATAATTTAGCATTTTGCTATTGCGCATAATTTAGCATCACGCTAAATTTACCCCATCGAAACGAAACATCGACAGCTGAGCGAAGTTAGCCAGCGGCGGACAGCAAGTCGCCTGCTCATTAAGAATTCAGTCAAGCAGCAAATCACCCGGAGCGCTCCTGGCAAATTGAAATGGCGCCCAATGGGATTGAGGCAGGTGTGTAACGCGTGGCGGGTATAGCACACGAAGAGGACTCCGCACCGGAATGGTTTGCTGCTCAGTTCCCGAACATCGGGGAAGCTTTACCAGCAGCTCTTTGCGAGGGGCTGACGGCAAATCTACTCCACTTATTTAAAAGAGACGGTATATGGATAATCAGGATAATGAGTTAAGAAAGGTTGTTCAGGAACTTGCTGATGAAGAAGGCATCAGCTTTTCCGATGCCCTAGATGTTTCGATTAAAGCGCTGCGTTATGAGGTAGAGCGCAGAAAATCGTTTAACGGTGAAGCTGCTTGTGATGGCTCTGCAATTACTTCTTAGCCAAGTACCAAGAGGTGTCTGCGGCTTCGGAAACCAGTACGTAATAGCTTTGCTTTACACTACTAGCTATACCTCTGACTTCCTCTCTAACGTTATATGCAGTTGATGTTTTTACGGTTGTATATTCAGCTGTTGGGAGGTTAAACCAAGTGCCATTACCATCCTGTATCTCACGCGAATAACCCTTTGCTTTCATCTTTTCATGAAGATTTTCATAGTCTTCAGAATCAGCGCCGCGCAACTCAACTCGAACAATATATCTTGCCATAAGAAGATTCCTATATTGACTGTGGAATGAGCAACATATCAGTTTCCTTTGACTGTGGAAAGCAAAGGGACACGGGCCGGGCGTGGATAAAAATCCCGGCACCAACCATCGCAAAGCCGCCACCTGAGCGGCTTTTTTCATACCTAAGAAACTTCGCAGAGGTTTCTAAGTTATGAGACGGCGGCCATCCACCGCCCATTGAAACACTGAATAAATGCGTTGAAGTCTTGTATTAACCGTTCCGTTCGCCGCGATAAGGCCAAGAGGATTTATGAGCAACAAAACTGGAGGGCGCGCTTTCCCGTGTGATTCTATCGTGGAGCGCGACGAAGTTGGTCACTTACATGGTTTCGAAGTCAGCTCTGGCGGCATGACCCTACGCGATTACTTCGCGGCCAAGGCTATGCAGGGTCGATTAGCCAATCCTGACTGGTTGTGTAGCGATGACCGCACGGCAACCGAAGCGTACCAGATAGCTGACGCAATGCTCCGCGCCCGGGAGGCCTCATGACAGTCACCCACAACGGCAAGCAGTACACCGCTAAAAAGCTCAACGATAACGAGTGGCAGCTGACATCAGTATCGGCACCGCGCGACAAGCTGACACTGAACCGCTGGCAGATGCATGTTGCTGGCCTCCTGAAACAGGTTAAGGTGAAGGTATGATGCACCACTACGGCACCACCCCGCTCATTCGCCAGTGCGTCACTCCTGGCATGATGGCAATGCATGAAGGCCGCACCTATCGAGTCTCAGCAGTCATTCAAGAGCGCAAATGGGTATACCTGCACACCGATGCAGAAATCATCCGCCTCAGTGACTGCGTGATTGACGTTCTTCTGGACGGTCACGGCAACCCTATCCAGCACTAACCACCCTATTCAACCGATCGGCCTGGCTTTTTGCGGGCGGGATCTGCACATCCAAATTTCAGGAGAAACCATGAGCGAAGTAACGGACTTAACTGTCATCGAAATCAAGCCGGAGCAGGCGCCAGCGCTGTACGTAGCGGGCGGCCTTGATACTTACCTCGAACAGATCCGCCAGGCAGTAAACGAAGTACCGGACCTGTCCACGAAGAAAGGACGTGACCGTGTCGCCTCTCTGGCGGCGCAGGTGTCCCGCAGTAAGACGGCAATCGAAAAGCCTGGCCGTGAGTACCTGAAGCGACTGAAAGAGGCTGTGCGTCCGGCTGAGGCTGAAATTAAGCGATTCGTTGATGCCTGCGACGAGTTACGAGATGCCACCCGCCGCCCTCTAACCGAATGGGAAGCCGAGCAGGAACGCATCAAGGCTGAAGAAGCCATGAATGCTCTGCACGCCGAAGCGCTGGTGATGAACGAGAGCATCGATTTGCAGCGGGCTATTCAGTTCGAAGCAGACCATGAAATGGCCCTGCTGATGAACAAGGATATTGACCGCGACCGCGAAGAACAGCTCCGCCAGGCGGAACAGGCTCAGCGCGAACGTGACGAGAGGCTGAAGCAGGAAGCGGCAGAACAAGCCCGCCGCGATGCCGAAGCGAGGCACAAAGCTGAGATTGAAGCCGCAGCGCGCCGTGAAGCTGAAGAGAAAGCTCGCGCTGAAGCTGCGGAGCGCCAGCGCATCGAAACGGAGCAGCGTGCGGCACGTGAGAAGCAGGAAGCAGAAGCCCGGGCGGAACGCGAAAAAGCCGCGGCAGTGGAAGCTGAGCGCCTTAAGGCAAGGCAGGCAGAAGAGAAGCGACTGGCCGAAGAGAAGCGAATCGCCGACGAACAGGCAAAGCGCGAAGCTGACGTGAAGCATCGCAAGACGGTCGGCACCAACATCGTTAACGCGCTAACCAGCAATACCAGCTTAACCCGCGAACAGGCTATCGAAGTGCTCACCGCTCTGAAGGATGACCTGATCCCCTGCGCGAAAATTCATTACTGAGGCAACCATGAACGCATTCCTCACTTACGACCGCATCGAAGATCGACGCTGGGCTGAGCAGCAGCTCACCGACGAGAAAGAGAAGTGGATCGACGACCGGGCGAAAGAGCTGATCGCCATGTTCCCTGCGAAACCTCTGGAGATGAGCAATTTGTTCCTGCCCCAGGAAGCCCAGTTCGCGCTGATCGGAGAAAAGGCCGAAGAGGCATACAACAAATACATATCGGAATGTGCGTATGCCCGCGCAGAAGAAGAATGGCAGCGTCAGGCGCCTTGCCCGTTCTAAGGAGTGATCATGAGCTTAACCCTTGTTGATTTCGTCAAACAACAGGAGCCGCTTTTCATTAAGGCGGCCACAGACGAGAGGATGGTATGGGCGAAGGAAAGCCAGTTCGCCATCCAGTTATTTCAGAACAACGACTACCTCGCCAAAGTTGCATTCCAGAACCAGACCAGCACGCAGAACGCAATCATCAACGTTGCGGCAATCGGCATTTCGCTAAACCCAGCTCAGAAGTTGGCTTACCTGGTACCGCGTAAAGGGGCGGTTTGCCTCGACATCAGTTACATGGGGCTGATGCACATCGCGCAGCAGTCTGGCGCCATTAAATGGTGTCAGTCGGCAATTGTTCGCAGAAACGACCAGTTCCGCCGCGAGGGGCTCGATAAACCTCCCATCCATATCTACAACGACTTCGATACCGAAGAGCAGCGCGGGGACATCGTAGGCGCGTATGTAACGGTAAAAACTGACGATGGTGATTACCTCACCCATACGATGCGCATCGATGCCATCTACTCCATCCGTGACCGCTCAGAAGCGTGGAAGAAGTACAAATCCGACAATAGCAAGAAGTGTCCATGGGTCACCGATGAAGAGCAGATGATCCTCAAGACGGTCGTGAAGCAGGCAGCAAAATACTGGCCTCGCCGTGAGCGCCTGGACGCCGCCATAGACCACGTTAACACCGAGGGCGAAGAAGGTATCAACTTTACAGCAGAGCGTCAGCCTGAGCGCGATATAACGCCGCTTAGCGAAGCCACGCAGAAAGAGATAAACGACCTCCTTGTCTCTTTGGATAAGACATGGGATGCCGATCTTCTCCCTCTCTGTTCACGCATTTTCAAACGCCCTATCTCGCAGCCAGCCGACCTAACAGAAGTGGAAGGTGTTAAGGCTCTCGGGTTCCTCAGGCAAAAGGCGGCAGCATGACACCAGAAATTATCCTGGCCCGGACCGGTATCGACGTAACTACTATCCAGCAAGGCGACGAGGCATGGCACCGGCTGCGCCTCGGCGTTATCACCGCCTCTGAAGTGCACAACGTCATCGCCAAGCCAAGATCGGGAAAGAAGTGGACAGACATGAAAATGTCCTACTTCCACACCCTGCTGGCTGAGGTTTGCACCGGTGTGGCTCCGGAAGTTAACGCTAAAGCGCTGGCCTGGGGAAAACAGTACGAGAACGACGCCAGAACCCTGTTTGAGTTCACTTCCGGCGTAAATGTTATTGAATCCCCGATCATCTATCGCGACGAAAGTATGCGCACCGCCTGCTCTCCCGATGGTTTATGCAGTGACGGCAATGGCCTTGAGCTGAAATGCCCGTTTACCTCCCGGGATTTCATGAAATTCCGGCTCGGTGGTTTCGAGGCCATAAAGTCGGCTTACATGGCCCAGGTGCAGTACAGCATGTGGGTGACGCGAAAAGATGCCTGGTACTTTGCCAACTATGACCCGCGTATGAAGCGTGAAGGCCTGCATTATGTCGTGATTGAGCGGAATGAAAAGTATATAGCGAGTTTTGACGAGATGGTGCCGGAGTTCATCGAAAAAATGGACGAGGCACTGGCTGAAATTGGTTTTGTATTTGGGGAGCAATGGCGATGAAACATCCTCACGATAATATCCGCGTAGGCACGATCACTTTCGTCTACTCCGTTACGAAGCGAGGCTGGGTATTTCCCGGCCTTTCTGTTATCCGAAATCCCCTGAAAGCACAGCGGCTGGCTGAGGAGATAAATAATAAACGGGGAGCTGTATGCACAAAGCATCTCCCGTTGAGTTAAGAACGAGTATCGAGATGGCACATAGCCTCGCTCAAATTGGAGTCAGGTTTGTGCCAATACCAGTAGAAACAGACGAAGAATTTCATACGTTAGCCGCATCCCTTTCACAAAAGCTGGAAATGATGGTGGCGAAAGCAGAAGCAGATGAGAGAGACCAGGTATGACAACCACGGAATGCATTTTTCTGGCAGCGGGCTTCATATTCTGTGTGCTTATGCTTGCCGACATGGGACTTGTTCAATGACACCTCAGCAGGAAAACGCCCTTCGCAGCATTGCCCGTCAGGCTAATTCTGAAATCAAAAAAGCCAGACAGCAGTTTCCGGATAAAAACGTCGATGACATTTGCCGTAGCGTACTGAAGAAGCACCGCGAAACGGTAACGCTGATAGGATTCACACCGACTCATTTAAGCCTGGCAATCGGCATGTTAAACGGCGTCTTTAAGGAACGATGAACATGAAAAGCAAAATCATCAGGGAGCTACAGGCTCCTTTTTTATTATTCGCATTCACCCTCAAGCGTATTAACCAACAATTCAGGGATTAATGAAAGATGGCAGACATCATTGATTCAGCATCAGAAATTGAAGAATTACAGCGCAACACAGCAATAAAAATGCGCCGCCTGAACCACCAGGCTATATCTGCCACTCATTGTTGTGAGTGTGGCGATCCGATAGATGAACGAAGACGCTTGGCCGTTCAGGGTTGTCGGACTTGTGCAAGTTGCCAGGAGGATCTGGAACTTATCAGTAAACAGAGAGGTTCGAAGTGAGCGAAATTAACTCTCAGGCACTGCGTGAAGCGGCAGAGCAGGCAATGCATGACGACTGGGGATTTGACGCAGACCTTTTCCATGAATTGGTAACACCATCGATTGTGCTGGAACTGCTGGATGAACGGGAAAGAAACCAGCAATACATCAAACGCCGCGACCAGGAGAACGAGGATATTGCGCTAACAGTAGGGAAACTGCGTGTTGAGCTTGAAACAGCAAAATCAAAACTCAACGAGCAGCGTGAGTATTACGAAGGTGTTATCTCGGATGGGAGTAAGCGTATTGCTAAACTGGAAAGCAACGAAGTCCGTGAAGACGGAAACCAGTTTCTTGTTGTTCGCCATCCTGGGAAGACTCCTGTTATCAAGCACTGCACTGGTGACCTGGAAGAGTTTCTGCGGCAGTTAATCGAACAAGACCCGTTAGTAACTATCGACATCATTACGCATCGCTATTACGGGGTTGGAGGTCAATGGGTTCAGGATGCAGGTGAGTATCTGCATATGATGTCTGACGCTGGCATTCGCATCAAAGGAGAGTGAGATCGGTTTTGTAAAAGATAACGCTTGTGAAAATGCTGAATTTCGCGTCGTCTTCACAGCGATGCCAGAGTCTGTAGTGTCAGATGATGACCGTACTCAAACATCGGGTTGAGTATTATCTTACTGTTTCTTTACATAAACATTGCTGATACCGTTTAGCTGAAACGACATACATTGCAAGGAGTTTATAAATGAGTATCAATGAGTTAGAGTCTGAGCAAAAAGATTGGGCGTTATCAATGTTGTGCAGATCCGGTGTCTTGTCTCCATGCAGACATCACGAAGGTGTTTATGTAGATGAAGGTATAGATATAGAGTCGGCATACAAATATTCCATGAAGGTTTATAAGTCTAATGAAGACAAATCCCCATTCTGCAATGTGCGAGAAATGACTGATACCGTGCAAAATTATTATCACGAGTACGGTGGAAACGATACTTGCCCTCTCTGTACAAAACATATAGATGATTAAACCCAATATTACATAACAATCCTCGCACTCGCGGGGATTTATTTTATCTGAACTCGCTACGGCGGGTTTTGTTTTATGGAGACAAGAAATGTCAGATTTGGCTATGAAGGTTTTGAAATGGCAATCGACTGGCGATGTCGGCGTGAGCAGTGCGACGATGGCGTCCATTGCTTTGGGTTTGGATAGGCCATTTTACGGGAGCCATTTCGGCGCGCCGCACGACCCATCCGATATGTTGCGCTGCATGAAGTTACTGGAAGCCATCCCGGAGATTCGCGATCACTTCCCGGCCATCGCCAAACGAGTGCCAACCTTCAAGGGGATCATTGAGCAGTGGGACGCACTGGTCGAGGTAATGAACCGTGAATGCGTTGGTGAAAGATGGCGCGCGACAGACGCATACAAACTGATTCAAAAACTGAGGGGTGATGACGAGCCTCGCCGAACAATCAGATTCGAATGACGCAACTGATAGCCAGTTATGAGCTGGCTATTGGGTGCGAAAGCACTGCCACGTTATCCCCCTTTCAGCCCTCCATTGCGAGGGCTTCTTTTTGCCTGGAGACAGCTATGAATGACAGTATCCTGCTTACCAGTGACGTACTGGCTCGCTATAAGATTTCCCGGAGCACTCTGTATTTCTGGAGCACCCCGGAGCGAATGCCTGCTGGCTTCACCTGCCCTTTCCCCAAACCAACAATCCCCGGCAACCCAAAACGCTGGAGAGAGTCGGAGATCGTTTCGTGGGAAATGCAGGTCAACGCCTCTAAAGCTGATACCCAATAATGCTCTGCAGGTGATTCTGCCAGATACCCAACCACTCGCGCTGATCATCCATATAGTCGTGCAGGTTGTATCTGGCCATCACCCCACCCATCTGATGACCAAGCAGTTTTTCAATAACATGCGGTGGCGCGCCAAGTTCTGACAACCTGGTGGCCACAGTTCGCCTCAGGTCATGCAGCGACCATTGTTTCATATCTGTCTTTCTGATCACCTGCATGGAATAGGTCGATACCAGAGCCTGAGTAGGTGGAATGTCTTCTTTATCTCGGAACTGAGCCGGTGTTAAAACGTGCTTAGTGACCGAACCTCTTTTATGCTCCTGAAGCAGCCTGATCGCCACTTCAGGCAATGCCCTCCTGATCGTCTTCCCTGTTTTGTAATCCTCAGCCGGTACCGTCCAGGTCTTTTCATTAAAGTTGTACCAGTCCCAGCGCGATTTCCTTATTTCTGCAGCCCTGCACCCAGTCAGGAGCATGAACCGTATAACAAGCTGCTGTGATGGAGGGAGCGCGAAAAGTGTATCCCAAACCACTTTGATCTCTTCGTCGGAGAGTCGCCTCTCCTTCATCTTCGCTGCAATACCAACGTCTGATCTGCGCAAGGATTCAAGCGGGTTGTTTTTAATCACCCCTCGGTTATGGCAGAACCGGAACGCGCGCTTCATTAATGACAGCATCTCACCAGTAATAACCGAACGCCCCATCTCGTCGAACACATCAAGCCAGTTAGCCTTGACTGTCTGATCAACCATCGCCCTGCCAATGCGCGGGCTAATGTGCTTCTGAAAGCTCCTAGTATTGGCATCGATTTTTATCAGACCCTCGGGAATGCAGTAATGCTTTACCCAGTACTCATACGCCTGGTCAACCGTCAGCGCCTCTATCCTTTCCGCTTTCTCAACCAGAACCTTCTGGCGTGGATCGTAACCCTCACTCAGCCAGGCGCGAAACTGCTGCCTGCGGTCTCTGGCCTGCGCTAATGAGTAGGCTGGGTATTCACCTATGCTGAGCTGCACCGGCTTACCCTGCCAGCGATAACGGTAGAAGAAAGTTACGCCACCAGTTATGCTTAACCTCACGTTAAGCCCGTTTGAATCTGAGAGAACTTCCACACTCTCTCTGCGCTTCCCAAGCGCCTTGCGAAGTTTTGTATCTGTGAGCAT